AATTATATGCGAGCAATATCAGAATCTTATAGTAAATAAGAGAATACCTGAATTCGCATTAGTTCATAATTTTTTGAATGATATTCAACCTCTAAACTGGGACGATACTGTTAAAGGAGTTTCCTCGGGTCTTATGGAAAAAGCAGAGACACTTTCAAGAGAGATCGAGGTTTCTAAAGTTATTGAATCAATAAAAAACACAGGAAGCTCCGCTTTCTATTCCGATCTTAATGATATTCTTAATGAGTGGTTAGTTTCCGAGAGTAAATCAAATGCCCTATTAGTTAAAAATATTTCTAAGTGGTCATTTAATCCAGTTGTTAGAAACTTAATCAACTTTATAAATGTAAATGAGAACACAGATAATAGAAGATTGGAAATTCCTACTATAGCTCAAGGAGAATCTAGTGTATCTAGAGTTTTCTCTCCTGTTATGTTAGGGAGTCATAAATCTATCTTCTATCTAGGAGGAAACGTTTTTGAATCTAATTCTGCTGACATTAAGAAGCTAACAAGAAAAGAAGTTGCTGGCTTATCTAGCGATTATATTCAATTGATAGAATCTTTCAACAGACAATACGTTAGAGTTAACGAGGAAGGGATTTTCGTTCAGTTAGGTAAAAGCACTGTTAGAATAATAGAGGAAGGAGAGGAAGTATCAGTTTATTTAGGAAAGAGAAAACTTAAATTTGGCGATCCTTCTGGATTAGCTAAAATATTAGGCTTAGAGTCAGCTACATATTTTGGAGTAAATGAAACTCAGGTCGTATCAGATATTATGAGACTTTACACTAACTACCAAAATATAGTTGAACTTGATTTCGCCAAGAGCATAGAATCAAATGTATTTGAAGGACTTGCTATCAATCTAATTAAATGGAATAATCAAATTTATCTTCAGAAGATTAACCAAGGAATGAATGAAAATTCAATCTATAAGGTTACTGGAAATCAGGCAGTATCAATGGTTAAGGAATTTATGAGATATGATATCTCTGAGGGATTAACAGAATTTTTAGTTGGAGAAAATAGGGTTAAATCTATTATGGTAAATGACAGAAACAAGGTTATTGAGAACATTTCCAAAGTAGAGGAACAAATAAACAAGTTAGAAACATTAATGTCAACTAACCCTCTATATTCTGCTTCGCCTGAGATTATGTCAGCTAAAAAACTATTAGAGAATGAGCTTAACGTTCTTAGAGAGAAGTGGAACCAAATTAATATAGAGATATCTTCAGCTGAATCAACTATAGAATTGGAGAATTCTTTAGAAATCTTTGAAGATGAGAAATTTAACATTGGCGATTTTATTAAAGTTAAAGAATCGGGAGATACTGGTAAGATAATTTCTATAGATGCTACTTCGGGAAGATACACGGTTCTTCTAGATACCGGTAAAACTTCAGATTTTCTAATCAGTGAAATTACTGATTTAGAAGAGGCTCTTAGTCAAGCAGCTGAAGATAATGCTGATTCTTCGGATGAGGACGATTCAGAAGAGGAAGTAAAAGAGAACTTTGATATGTTAAGCGGTAACGGAAACAAACTTAACAAATCAGAAATGCCTCTATCAGATCAGAAGAAACTTTTGACTGATTTTTCAAAAGGGCATGGATTTTCTAAAGCCCCTGGAGATCATAAAGGAACAATCGACATGAAGATGGATTCGCTACATGGGTACAATTCAACGATGAATGAAGATGAGGGCTCAAAAAAAAACCCCAGTCGTAACTTCTACTTCGCTCCAAAATCAGAAGATCAGAATAAAAAAGGAAACCCTTTCGTCCAATCCTCTAAAGGAAAACTAAGCAAGGCACCAACAGGAAAAAACATAGTAGAAGAAGAGGAAGAGGGAGGAGAAAAGGAATAAAAATCATAAAAAAATCATAAAGGAATGTAGCTCTAATGGGCTACATTCTTTTTTTGAAATCTTTTTCTGTTCTATCAGTAGAATAGATAACAAACAAACAAACAAAAATAATTAAACCTTAATGGCTAAAGATTATGTAAAAAATAGTGAATTGTTGGCCGCGGTAGTGGAATCCAAACAAAAGGGACATTTAACCCCAGATACTATAGAGATGTTTAATCTAATGATACACGGGATATCCAAAAAAATGTCATATAAAGATCCGGAAGACAGGGAAGATTGTATGGCCTTTGCCATGGAAGATCTTTGCAAGTATTGGAATAGATTCAATCCCGATAAATCGAATAATCCATTTGCTTATTTCACACAAATAGCTAAGAATGGTTTTGCTAAAGGATGGAAGAAAATACATCCACCTAAGAGTCCAAGAACTATACCTTTTAGCTACATTACAGGAGAGGATAATACATATAACGTATAAAATTCTTTTTAATGGTTGATATTAAGAAAGTAAAACCTAACGGAGAATATCGGTCAGGTAAATATGAACCCAGAAATCCGGAAAAGTACATAGGTGATATACACAATATCATATACAGATCCTCGTGGGAGTATAGATTCTGTACTTACTGTGATACAAACGAATCGATTTTAAAATGGAGTTCTGAACCAGTATCGATAGATTACTACAATCCATTAGACAAGAAGGATCATAAATATAATGTTGATTTCTATATAAAGGTTCTAAAGGAAAGTGGGGAAGAGCAAGATTGGATCATTGAAATAAAACCAGAGAATCAGACAAAAAAACCTATTTATGAGGGTGTAAATACTCTGAGTAAGCTAAAATCTTATAATAGAAATATGCAGATTTGGATAACAAATCAGGCTAAGTTTAAGGCAGCTAAAGAATGGGCATCGAAGAGAGGATTTAAATTTGGTGTGATAGATGAAAATTTTCTTTTTAGAAGTAAATGAGTTTCAAGGATCTAGTTTTAGAATACCGGGATAAGATAGGTACTAATAAAAACATCTTCAGGGAGACTGATGAGTATTTTCTAAAAGAGTATTTTAAAAACGATAAGAAATTTCTACCTCAACCGATTTCAATAATACCCGGAAAAATTTACTACTTTAATTATTCAACCGATTCTAAAATTACCAAAGAAAGGAAGTTTATAGATAGATTTCCTGTAATTTTATGTACAGATTTTTTTGAAACCGGAGGATTTAAAATAATGAAAGGTATAGATCTAGTAACTACCCCAATGAAATACAGAATGGAAATTATAAGCAGAATTTTTGATTCATTCGAGCAGACAATAAAAGATAACGGCATTTCCGAATCAGAAGGTGGAATAGCTTCTCCTTTAAATTTAAAGGATTCTGAATTAAATAAAATTTTAGGAGACACCGGATATAAGTCTTCTCTCTTTGGATTTAAAACGTCTTTCATAAAGAATGCTGGATCGATTATTTATAAGGATTGGTCTAAACTACCCTATCTAACCGTTAATCTGGTCGAGGGGTTAAATATATCAGGGATATATAGTGAATATGAATCGAAATTAAAATAGTATTTCGATCTAGAATTAAAAATGGCTGGATTCGTCGAAAATAATAATCCCGGACAAACCCCTGTTATTCAGAGGATCAGGGATTCAGTAAGAAAATTAAGTACCTTCGGTATGAAGTACGATGACATGGTCATTCGTAACTCCCAAGCTGTTGGTGTAACTGAGGCATCGTTCCTTAATAAGAATAAATCCAATGTAGAGGATGAGAGCATGCTTTGGACCCTTGCTAAGCAAGATATATCTTCTAAACAATTTATCGGGTACTTTGATAAGGACTATAAGGGTAAAAGAGATTATTTAAGAAAGTTTTCTCTTAATCCTGAAATAGAGTGGGTTTTAGATACGATATGCGACGAGTCTATTTCTTATGATCCCTCTAATTTTTTCGCATATCCCGATTTTATAGATCTCAGTGATATTAACGAAAAGCTGAAGGATGATTTATATGAGACATTCAAGAAGCTTTATGATATATGGGGATTCTCCGATGATATTACCGCATGGCAATATTTCAGACAATTCATAGTTGATGGGTTTTTAGCTTTTGAGATTATCTATGATGATAAAGGAAAGGAGATAGTTGGATTTAAAGAATTAGATCCAATATCTTTAATACCCAGTGTAGAAAAACAAATAGACGGATCCTTTATTAATACATGGACTCAGTATCCTCAAGATCCTAAGAAAAAAAGAGTCCTTTATGACCCTCAGATAATTTACATTTCATACGCTAAGGGTAATGCTGTATCAAGAGTAAGCTACATAGAGAGATTAATAAGACCTTATAATATTCTTCGAATTATAGAATATACGAGAGTAATTTGGTCTGTAATGAACGCTTCATTTAAGCTAAAAATGACGGTTCCTATTGGTAGTAAATCCCAACAAAAGGGTATGCAAACACTGGGAGAACTAATGAGCATTTATAAGGAGGATATTCAATTGAATGACGATAGTGGAGAATTAAGTATAGACGGAAGGCCTAAGATACAATTTTATAAAAACTACCTAATGCCTTCTGGCGTTAACGGAACGCCTTCTATAGAACCTATAACAACAGATGGACCTAACCTTAACGACCCAGCTCCTCTAGCGTATTTCTTTGATAAATTTATACTTGAATCTAAAGTCCCTCCTTCAAGATTTCATAACCCAGACGGAGGTACAACTTCTCCATATTCTAACGGGGCTGAGGGGTTAGACAAAGAAGAAATAAGATTTGCTAAGTTTATTTCTAGATTGAGATCAATATTCCAGGAAATAGTAACAAAACCACTCTGGATACAAATGGTGAAGAAGTATCCTAAACTGGAGGATGATTTTATGTTTAAGAGTCAATTAGGACTTGATTATTTCTCGGATAACCCATTTAAGTTAAATCAAGAAATTGATATAATAAACAAAAGAAAAGAGGCGGTAGCTGCTTTAGGTGGAATCATGGGAGATGAGGAAAAACCCTTTTTCTCTAATGCTTTCCTAATAGAAACATACCTAGGAATTTCTAAGCAAGATATTGATGCTAACAAGGAGGCATTAAAAAGGAAAGAGAAAGAGAAGAAGGAAAAAGAGAAAGAAGGAGAAGCTGGAGAAGAAGGAGGAGAAGCTGGAGCAGAATCCTCTACTGAAACAGCAGAGGAAACCCCTCCTGCAGAGGGAGAAGAAAAAACTACTGAAGAAACACCTCCTGCAACCTAAGGAGAATATAATATTATAACTAATGGCAGGATTTTTAGATTTTTTAAAACCAAATCAATCAGCTTTAGGAAATATCCTAAAGAACCTTTCCAATGTTGCAAAATTTGGAATGCAATATGATGATATGGTTGTTAGAAACTCTCAGGCTATTGGTAAAACTGAGGGATATTTTTTCAATCAAGAGAGCACTGGTTTTACTCAAAATGATGCCTTTCAGTGGACCGCTTCCTATCAAGATACCAAGGTAAGAAAATATATTGCTTATTTTGACAAGGATTACATCGAGAAAAGAAATTATTTAAGAAAATTTTCTTTAAATGGTGAGATAGAGTTCATTCTAGATACCATAACGGATGAATCGATCGTATACGACGATCGTAATTATTTCGCTCAGCCATCTTTTGTTAATCTTGACTTAAAGGACAAGATCAAAGATAAACTTGCTTCGCATTACAATAGAATATACAATGTATTTGGATTTCAAAATACAATTCTTGCATGGCAATACTTTAAGCAATTTTTAATTGATGGATTTTTAGCATTTGAAATAATTTACGATAACAAAGGAAGAGAGATAATAGGATTTAAGGAACTAGACCCAACCTCACTTCAGCCTGTGGTAGAGAAGGTAGCAGAAAATGAATATAGACAGTTTTGGATTCAGTACCCGAAGAATCCACAAATGACAAGAAAGCTAACCAATGAGCAGGTGATCTATATTTCTTATGCTAAGGGAAATACCATTTCAAGAGTTAGCTATATAGAAAGACTGGTTAGATCATACAATATTCTAAGAATAATGGAAAATTCCAGAGTTATCTGGAACGTAATGAATGCTTCCTATCGACTAAAATTCATCATACCTATAGGTAGTCAATCTCCGCAAAAAGCCATGCAAACATTAGGACAGTTGATGTCCAATTATAAGGAGGATATTTCTATTAACGATTCTTCTGGTGAATTAACAATAAACGGAAGACCAAAGGTACAATTTTATAAGAACTATCTCTTTCCTGAAAAAGATGGACAGAGCCCAGATATATCATCTCTTAATTCGGCAGGTCCAGATTTTAACGTAATGGAGAATGTCGTATATTTTTTCAATAAATTAAAAATGGATTCTAAGATTCCCTATGCTAGATTTGCTTCTAAAAATACTACGCCGGGAAATTATCAGACTAGCATAGATCAGCTAGAGAGGGATGAGATAAGATTCGAGAAATTTTTAAGAAGATTAAGATCCATATTCCAGGAGATTCTAGTAAAACCCCTCTATATTCAAATGTGTTTAGATTACCCTGAACTATCCAGGGATAAAGGATTCAAAGCAAATATAGGATTAAATTATAATAGAGATAGTGAGTTCGAGGAAATGGTAGAACTTGCTGGGTTTACAAAAAGGACCGAGTTTATAAACGGGTTAAAAGAATTGAAAGTTAAAATAGGAGAGGAAGAAAAAGGATACTTCGATCCGGATTTCTTGATTCAAAGATTCCTAGGCATGAATCCAGACCAGATAAAAATGAATCAAAAGTACAAAGAGAAAGAGGAGAAGGAGGCAGAAAAAGCTAAAGAAGAAGGTGGAGGAGAAGGCGAAGAATCCGGAGGTGGGGGTCAAACCGTTACTCTATAATTTTTTATCCCCGTAAGTTTTTGGTATTTTTATGAAAAAATATCAATGAGAAAAGAACTTCAATTATTCAAAGATCTAGAATCGCTAACTGGCGAGGGATCTCAAAAGGCTAAACAAAAGATAATTTCGGAAAATCAGAGCGAGAGATTTTTATATCTTTTGGACATCTGTTTTAATCCTTTTGTTACCACTAAACTTCATAAGATCTCTTTTAATGAGTCTTTATCTGAAATTAATCATAACCACTGGGATAATTTTAAAGATCTCGTAGAGGAGCTAAAAAGAGTGCCAGCTGCAAATGATTTACTTAGAAAAAGAGCACAGGATATAGTTTCTTTCCGGATATCTGATGATGAACCAGAGGATCTTCAACTTAGAGAAGTTTTAATGAAGATTATCACAAAGAGGATGAATATAGGGATAGGTGCTAAGCTTATCAATAAAGCAATCGGCAAGGAAATAATACCCGATCCCTCCCTCATGTTAGCTACCGACGATCACGAAACGATAGAAAAATGGGATCGTATTTATTGCGAGGAAAAATATGACGGGGTAAGAGTTATTGCCCTTTGGAAGGATCGTAAATTTTCTTACTTTACAAGGGCTTTTAATGAGTTAGACTCCGCTTGCTTCCCCCAATTATCTAAATCTTTAGAAACAGCAATAGAATCTAGCGGTATGACTGGGGATTTTTTCTTCGATGGAGAGCTTACCGATTTAAATAGAAAATCAGTTAGCGGAAAGGTAACGCAGATTCTTAAAGGTAAGGTTGATTCTAAGATAGAAGAGGGAATGATATTTAATGTTTTTGATTTAGAGTCTAGCGATGTACTAGTTAAGGGAAGGGGTTCTAAAAAATATAAAGAAAGAAGAGAAGCTTTAGAGAATGTTCTGAAAAACATCCCGGATGGATCCAATGTAACGTTAGCTCAAATGTGGGAGATTGATAGTCCAGATCAAATAACTCCTATCTATAAAAATATAGTAGATCAAGGGGGAGAGGGTGTTATATGTAAGAATGACGAGGTTTATGAGTGCAAGAGATCAAAATCTTGGGTAAAATTTAAGGAAGTTAATGAATGCGACTTAGTAATAACTGGATGGTATCCAGGAGAGGGTAAAAGAGAGGGACTGATAGGTGGATTTATCTTGACTGATTCCTCCGGGACTCTTCACGTAAGGGTGGGAGCAGGATTTACCGATCAGGATCTAAAAGATCTAAGTTCGGACCCAGATTCACATACTGGTAAGATAGTAGCAGTCCAATATAATGTCACAATTACTGATAAGCATGGAAACAGATCTCTTTTTCTTCCTAGATTTGTTGATATAAGAAATGACAAGAATTGTGCTGATGATCTTTCCAAATTATTTTAGAAACACTTTCATATCCATCTGATAAAAAATATATGATACAAGAATTGCTAACAGAGAAGCTTAGACCTAGAGAGCTAAGACATATGATACTCCCGTCTAGGATAACTAAGATATTCGAAAATGGATTAAATCACAATGTTCTTTTGAGCGGATCACCAGGGTGTGGAAAAACAACACTTGCTAAAATACTAGCTGCCCCCTTTCCACATTTATTTATAAATGTTTCTGACGAGAGCTCAGTAGAAACCATAAGGGTTAAGATAAATGATTTCTGCTCGACTATATCAATAATGGACGGCAAATCTTCTAAGAAAGTAGTTATACTGGATGAGTTTGATGGCGCATCCGATCAATTCTACAAGGCTTTAAGAGGAACAATAGAGAAGTTTGCTGGGAATGCAAGATTCATAGCCACTTGTAACTACATAAATAAGGTGCCTGAAGCTATCCAGAGCAGATTTGAAGTTATAGATTTTAATCCGGTTTCAAGTCAGGAGGAGGAATCTCTTAAACTAGAATGGAACAATAGAGTAAGACTTATCCTAAATAAGACGGGCATTGAAATAGATGATGACTCCTTAATGGAATTCCAGAAAAACTATTATCCCGATTTTAGATCGGCATTAAATCGAGTTCAGACATGGATGATCGAAGGGGTTAAGGTAATTGACACCAACAAGATAAATGAATTTGGGTGGTCATATGAGGATATCTACAATCTAATTGTTTCTTCTAAGGATCCCGTTAAAAACTACCAGAATATATCTGGAGAATATCAGGGTAAGGTTGATGATATAATGTCAGCTTTAGGGACTGAGTTTATTGATTGGCTGATAAAAAATAAACCCGATCTTTCTAATATCATCCCGGGTGTTGTGGTTCTTGTTGCTGATCATCAATCTCAAAGGACCCAGGTAATCGATCCGATGGTATCTCTTCTCTCATTAGTTTTTAGCATACAAAAACTAATACCGTAATTTACCGTATAATGAATTATAAAAGGGTTATCATAGCAGGAAAGGGTGGATCAGGTAAGGACTATTTGAGAAAGATGTTAGTACAGAATGGATTCGTGTATTGCGTTTCTCATACCTCCAGACCGATTAGGGAAGGGGAAACCGAAGGTGAGGATTATTATTTTGTTACTGAAAAATATTTTCACACGGTCCCTTTTTATGAGACTGTAGTTTTTAATACATGGCACTATGGAACATCGATTGAGGAATTTAATAATTCCGATCTTTTTATAATGACTCCATCTGGTTTATCTAAAATGTCTCCAGAAGACAGGAAACAATCCTACGTTATTTACATAGATATAGACGAGAACACCCGGAGAGAAAGACTATCTGGAAGAAGAGACGCAGATGACGTCGAAAGAAGATTAAGAGCTGATGAATCGGATTTTGAAAATTTTTATGATTTTGATCATATAATAACAAATCCCAATTTTGGGCTGGACGAATTAGAGGTAATAAAAAAAGGAACAGATGGTTAATATATTGATAGACGGGAATTACATCTTTCACAAGACCTTTGGGGTTTTTGGAGGATATGGAAATGTTGATCCGGGTAAAATACTTAAGGACAAGAAAGAGCAATCAGCTTTTATTAGAAAAATATCTACTGATCTTTGCGCTTCTTTAAAAATGTTACCACAGGGCGGAAGAATGATATTTACCTCTGACAGCAGAAGCTGGAGAAAGGATGTCGAAATAGAAGACGGCGGATATAAATCAGGCAGAGTTAAGGACGAGAATGTCGACTGGACAATCTTTTTTGATCTGATGAAATCTTTTGGAGATCACTTAGAAAAAACTGGTTTTATTTTTTCTAAGGTAGAAGGTGCAGAGGGGGATGACCTATTAATGTTCTGGTCTAATTATTTCAATCAAAGGAATGAAAATTGTCTGATCATAACAGGCGATAAGGATCTCCATCAGCTAGCAGGAATAACAGAAAACTCCTGGACTGTAGTATGGAATAATAATCAGAAGAAAAACACATTATTTGTTCCCGAAGGGTGGAAGGATCAATGGTTAGATAGAGACGAATCAATAAGTATTTTCAATATGGCATCCGCAATTTCTCCGGAGAAGGAGAGATTTAAAACTTTCCTTAAAAAGGCAACTATAGAGGAAGTTGAAAGTAGATCTTTTATTTTTACCAAGATACTAATGGGAGATAAGGGAGATTCTGTACCCAGCGTATGGGAGCAGACTTCCGGGACAAGGATTATGGGATTCACCCAGAAAAAGGCTGATAGTGTATTTGAATCATTTTCTTCCTCCGAGTGGTCAGATATCGAGTTTTCTCAAATGCTCAACGACGAGGGTTACCTAAACTGGGTTAGTGGTATGGTACTAAGAACAGCAAAATCGGTAGACAGTACAGAAAACAGAAATAAGGTAAAAGAAAATATAATCAGGAACTTTAAGCTAATGTGGCTTAATTCGGAGGTAATCCCCGATTTTGTAAAAGATTCTTGTCAAGAGGAGATAGAGAGAGGTATATCACTGGATAAAAAATCGGTTACCTTGGATAGAATTAAGATACTAGAAGGTACTGAATGGGTTACCGTAAACTACCAACCTAAGGGATTCGATCCATTTGAAAATTTTATTTAACATGGAATTATTTGATATAATTAAAAATATATTTTCTCAGGATCCTAAAAAATGGTCCCAGATATCTAAAAACGATAAGTCTAGGAATTTTTTCATGATTAATCGTATTATGGCTATACAATTTCCACATATAGCTAACCAATTTAATAAAATAAAGATAAATCCAGATGCTACGGTTGACTGGTGGAGAAAAAACCTTTCTTCCAGATATGCTAAAACACCCACGTGGATTTACACTAAAACTATTAAAAAGGAGAATAAAATCAAGAAGGATGCGTCAGCTTCTTGGGAAACTGTTGAACTTTTCGTTAGAGATAGATATAATGTATCCAAGAGGGATCTTTCAGATTTAAAGAGATTTTATCCCATGAAATATGATTTATGGATGAAGGATATATCTGATCAAATAGGGATAAAAAATAATTCTTGACATGAAGAACAAACATTCTAAAATTATAGATAAAGTCATTGCAAGCCTAGATTGGGATTCCATCTTCGAAGTAAATAAATGCTTTAAACATGGTGTAGGAGAGGGAACCTCTGCTATACCCGGAGTAAAGAGAAAACCATTCTCCGACGGAATAACTAAGAATGACATTAAAAGTGAACTTAGAGGACTTCTTAAATATGTGGTTGAGAACGACTATGCTGAGTTAATCTATGGGTATTGGATGATATTCTGGAATAATTCGGAGTGGGCGGAAGAGGATCTTAAGAAGATTAAAGAAGAAATGGGAGACGAAGAAGATGCCGTAGATCTAAGCGAAATATCTATAGATAACAGTCTCGAGGTTATTTATTCCCCTCAGAGGACATTTATAGTAGAGGCCAGGAGATCTGATGGATCTTCTGATATTGAGGATAAGGATGTGATTAATCTAGAACTTATGCTAAAAAAAGCTTTGGAGTCGGAACAGTACGAGCTAGCTTCTAAAATAAGAGATGTTATAAAGCTCCAAAAAAATCAGACAGATTCGGATACATATTCTGATGAAGTACATTAGATCCATAAACGAATTTGACGCGGGAGCGTTCGGAGACACGTACGGGTACGGAGGAGCGAACGGGGTTCTTAAGATAAACTATAAGCCATTTAACGACCTTTCTGTTTCTGTTGGCCCAGATCCTAATATTGAAAGAACAGTAAAAGGATCAGAATTTCAGATCGGCGATGTTGTTATAGCTCAACCTCTAAAATCCAAAGATAAAGTAATAGGTGTTATCGTTAGATCTTTTAGAAACCCAGATAATCAAGAATATAGATACTTTATACAGGTTTACAATAAAGGTAAAGAGACTGAGAGAGTTATAGAAGTTAAATCAGATTCCATCCAATTTGCAGAAGGAGGAGATCACGGTAATATTGAATCTAAGTCTAAGTATAAAAACAACGATATTCCTAGCTCAGCATTTAATTCTAAGACAGTTTACAATTCTAGCGAGCTTGGATTGGAAACAACAGGAGGATAGAAACCTAAATGCTGCAATCGGGTATAATAAGTAAAAATGATATCCGATAATAACCCATTAATTTCTTATTTAGGCATACCTAAAACATGGGCAAGCGAGGGATTTAGAATATCCTCGCATAAGGATCTTTTAAATCTAGTTACCGATCTTTGTAAGTTCAATTCATCAATTAAGTGCAAATCCGTTTGTATAGATTCGGGGGAGATTGATTTTGATCCATCGGTGTTTAATTCTGTAATAGACGAGACGGACAGCGAAACTTCATCTATGCTCTTAGAAATCCAGGAAATAACACGAAGGGAAAATCTTAAGATATATTTTCTAGTTACCAAGGATTATTTTTTAGGAAGCCAGATCGACAACATTTTCACATCGACAAATAGATTTTTAAGCTTTATTGGAGGATTTCTTGAATCTATTGGTGTTACATATCCTTCCATAATAGTAAGGGTGGGATCTGCTTACGGGAACAGAAAGGATTCCATGAAGATTTTTTGCGAGAGAGTAAGAAGTCTCGATACTGTAGTTTCTTCCAAGTTGTGCGTTATGAATGACGACAAGCCTAGCCTTTTTTCTGTTACTGATCTACTAACTGGAATATACTACGATGCAGGACTTCCTATATGTTTTAGAACATTAGCTCATCATTTTAATGACGGCGGATTAACCATAAGGGAAGCTCTATATTTGGCTTCAACTACTTGGACTGAAGGTAATTCACCACTAATGATCCATTCGGAATCCAGGGATATTAACAGCGACGGGATTTTTCTTAGTCCTCTTCCCTCTGATGAATTAACTATGAGGATTCCAACATTCGGTCTCCGCTGTGAAATTATCTTAGACTCTCTGGGAAAGGAACTATCATACATTAATTATTTAAAAAACCATAAGGCTTTACCCCCTATTGTTATTAACAGAATATCCGGGAAATAATTTTTTATCCCGGTGATTTTAATTATCTTTACAGCATGTTTAAAGAGGAACTAATTAAGAAATATCTTTACTTTGATGTAGAGACTGCTAGTGGATATGAATCATATGATGATCTTTTGTATCGAAACGAAAGACTAGCTCTATTGTGGGATAAAAGGTGTAAGTACTATAGATCCTCCTTTCCGGAGCTAGCCGAAGCAGATGAATCTAAAATATATGATGAAAAATCTCCGTTAGAGCCAGAATTTGCAAAGATCGTTTGCGTATCGTTTGGATCTTTTGATGAGGATGGCTTAGAGAGGTTCATTTCATTTAACGGTGAGGATGAGATTGATATATTATCTAAAGCAAATAAGGTTTTCAATAACGCACATGCTAAGGGATGGAAACTTTGTGGGCATAACATTAAAGCTTTTGATGTTCCTTGTCTAGGAAAAAGAATGCTATACCAATCAATAAATCCTTCCCCTAATATACAGATATGGGACAAAAAACCATGGGAAATACCCTATATAGATACTTCTGAAGTTTTTTCTTTCGGAAGCTGGGTACAACAAAAATATCTAAGCTTAGATTTAGTTTCATGTATGTTTGGTGTAGAATCACCTAAAGTATCTATGGATGGATCCCAGGTAAGTAATGTTTTTTGGAAAGATGGGGACCACGATAAGATAAAGGGGTACTGTGAAAATGATGTTCGTACGGTTATGGAGATTATGAAAAAATCTTGCTTTTAGAAAAAAATAAAATAAGCTAACATATAAAGCTTTTCTTTGATATATAGAGAAAAGCTTTTTTTGTGGCCAGAGTTTTAGATTACATATCATTCAATAATAATGTTAATGAGGCAGAAACTCCTTATTACCACGAGTCTCTTAATCCTGTATTCTGGGAAAAAAAGAAGGATCGTAAAGGTGATATAAAATGGGTTTTCGATCAGAGGGTGAGAAGAAAGCTAGTAAGGATAGCCAAGGAATTCTACACTAAATATGAGGACATATTAGGAGAAAGAGCAATTAAAGATATCGTATTAACAGGATCTCTTGCTAATTTCAACTACACTAAATACTCTGATCTTGATGTTCATATTCTAGTAAATCTAGATGGCATCGACGATGAAAATCCCAAGATATTAAAATCAGCTATAGATGGGGTTAGATTCATATGGAACCTCAGACATGATATAAAGATTAGAAATTATGATATGGAGGTATACCTTCAGGATGATGACGAGGAGCATAACTCTTCCGCTGTATTTTCACTATTAGATAATGAATGGATTAAGAAACCTGTTTATGATCTTCCTGAGATTGATGACCAGCAGGTAAATAAAAAATACGAATCCATAGTTTCAGATATAGAAAACATGCACACAAGGCTCATGATATCAGGAAACATGCCAAGCAATGCAAGACAGCTCCATAAAAGATGTGAGAAAATAAAGAAAAAAATATTTAAGATGAGAAGAGAATCTCTAACTAAAGGAGGAGAGATGTCAGTGGGCAATCTTGTCTTTAAAAAACTGAGGAACGAGGGATATATAAAGCAGTTAATAGATATTATTTCTAAATCCTACGACAAAATTTACACGGAATAATTTAATTATGATAATTATTTTACCAAAGAACACAGAATATAATCTAGGGAACGATTTTCCCTTGATTACCATACCTATGACCATGGAGAATGCTGAATCAGCATCGTTTGAAGATTTCCAGTGGTGGTCGTATTCTAAGGATTTTAGAAATTGGTTGAAAGCAAATCCAAGACAATGGGTAGCAGACTCCGAGGATCTCTCTAAATATTCAGGTAGCTTAACTGAATACCTAAGAGAGTGTATGGAAAGATATGATGAGGAGTCCTTACTATCAGAATCTAGCGTTATATCTTTTGAAGATTTTGAAAGGATGCTCTCAGAAAATGAAAATCTTTTCGAGGATGATGGGGATTCGGGAGCAGCTAGTGTGGACGACCAAGCTACTGTAAAAGAAGCGGTAAAATTTCACTTTGCATACAATAAATTAAAAAGTGATGGAACTTTAAAAGAATCTGCTACTGCTGATCAAATAGCTACAGGCGACGATAAAGCGGTATTTTTAGTTTTAGAAGATCCTGAGAGTAAGGAAAATCTTTTAGAGACTTTAAAAGCATTTAGAATGAAAGGATTCACCGATACCGCAGCTGAATCTAAATTTACATTAATAAATGTTACTGAGATGGTTCCTGGTGGACCGGTTGCAGAAGATGACTCCCCTGAAAATGTCGTGGGTAAGATAGTTCAGGATGCTACAATTTTAGCAACAACTGCTGGTGCGGGGGTTCTTATCTTTGGTGCTCTTAAAGTAGCTGGTGGAGCTTTAGGAACACAGGCTTTGTTAAAAACAATCAGGGGATTCTCCCCTAGTGCAGCTGCTAAAGCGGCTTCCACCGCAGCTAAACCTGGCCTTTGGAGTAAAGCAGGAAAATTTACAGCAGGTAAACTCAAGAGTATCTGGGGTATAGCCAAAGAAATGGCTACACTTAAAAATACAAGGATAGCAGCTCAGGGTGCAGCAAGAGGTTTCAGAGGAGCTAAAGCCGCTTTCATGCTAGGAAAACAGGGAGTAGGTGGAGCGATTAAAGCTTTCGGTAAAGGATTCGCTAGAGGATTTTCTAAAGCAGGAGGTAAAGCAATACCTTTCGTAGGTGAGGTACTTATGGTTATCGATGCTGTGGGTTCTACTTGGAACTGGTTTAGTTCCAATCAGGCACCTAGATATGGCGAGGTTGATAGTTTTGCGCACAACTCATTAGATCCTGCATCAATACCGGTTGGAGTTCCTATCACTATATGCTGGTCACAGCCTGCAGGTGGATGGGGTGGAGCTGCAGTAAGCTTTTTCTTCAGTAATGAAACTAGAACTACATGCGAGCTTGTAAAGATTGGAGTTAGAGATAACTATTCAATATTCATATTAACTCAGGTTAACTCTGCAGAGGTTCAGAAACAGCTAGCATCTCACGATCTAGTTTTGATTGCTTTGGATAACAGCGATAAAGTTAATGAGCAACCAGAGGATGCGGGAAATATACTTACAAAAGCTGCTAAATACGTTCAGAGAACATTTGACAACGAGGATATGGACTTTAAAATGTCTTTTGTTGATGGAATCGATAAGATTGCAGCATTATTCAATTTCCAGGGTATGTGCGATTGGAACACATTCATATCGGAATACAATAACGCATCAGACCAGTTAATAATAGCTGACGAAAACGCTCCTGCAACATATCAGTTTTATTATACAGATTCAGAGGATAATATTATTAACGTAGCGGGAAGACTATTAACCAGCGAAGAATTAGCTACTACTTCAGATACGGATATAGAAAAGATATTTTACCCTATAGAAGGAGGTGAGGATGTCTTCGGTAAAGTTAAGAAAAGAGGGGAAGGTGAAGTAGCAGAAGAATCCGAGGGATTTGATTCTTATGGACTAAACATATTGATGGAATCATCCGGAGTTATAACTAGCTTTTCTGATTTCAATTCATCTTTAACAAAGGCTAATTTGGGAATTTTTGAGGCTGGAGGATCTTCTGGAAATCCCGATGAGGGATCAGGAGACCCAGATTCACAGGGAGTAGGCGCAAGTACTGCTGATCTTAGCCCAGATGATAAAATGGAGCCTGCAAAGGTAGCAATCTATAAGGTAACCGATAGAGAATATGCAAATCCAGAGCTTAGAAAATATAAAGCAGGAGTATTTACCCAATTTATTCTTACGGAGGAATCTTTTGATGCTAAAGCTAATGAATCGATTGGTGTAGACGTTAATACTACAGGGGAGGACCTAGAAGATCCTAGAAGAGGGGTTTATGCTTATAAGAGAAAAGAAGATACACCGAAACCTCCGGTTGATCCTGATAAGGATAAGGATAAAGATAAAGATAAGGAAGAAGACGTAAAAAGGGACCAACAGCCTGACGTCGAAAAAACGGAGGATGACTACTTCTTAAAAGTTAATCCTAAGGATGTAGAGATTAAAGATAAAAGAAATTCTACAGTTATTAGAGATAAGAGCGTAGAAGGTGGTATAAACATCTTAGACGAGTTCTTAGATGCTAAGAAAAAAGAGATATTAGGTATCTCAGATTGGAAAGCAATTACTTTCGCTAAATCGATGTTAGATGCTAAAGGAGAAGTTACTGAAGTTAAATTAAAGAACAGATTTGCTCCGTTTGGTGATAAGATAAGAAAATATAGAGTTACTGATGGCGAATCATTCGAGATAGCTAAGAAATTTGCTGAAGATGTTGAAGCCAGAATAAAATATGAATAATCGCAGAAATGATAAAAAATATCTGAACGATTGTTGATATATAAATGACATAAAAAAGAAAAAATAAAATGCCAACAACTCAAAGACTTAATGAAGAATTGGTTTTCATTCTTGAAAGACAAGAACTTTTCCTTGAATCCAAAAAGGAGGGATCTAGCGATTATGTTCTAGAGGGTATTGCTGCTGTTTTCGGTAAAGAAAATAACAATAATCGAATCTACGAGGAAAAAGAATATCTACCTCACTTGGATTACCTTAGAGATAAGATCAAGCAGAGAAGATTAGTTGGTGAATTAGACCACCCTGAAAAATTCGACGTTTCACTTAAGAACATTTCTCATATCATAGAGAAGCTAGATTACGATAAGGGAAATAGACAACTTAAAATTAAAGTTAGATTATTGGACACCCCTGCTGGAAAAATAGCTAAGAATTTAGTTGATGCTGGAGTTCCTTTATCTATATCTTCTAGAGCTGCTGGATCAGTTGGTGGAGATAAGAAAGTACAGATTAAAAAGATATTCACTTACGATCTAGTTGCAGATCCTGGTTTTCAAGACGCACAGTTAGAAAGAGTATATGAGAGTGCAGGTTTCACTTATGAAGAATTCTTCGCAAAGAGAAATAACACTATCCTAAACACACTAACTTGCTTAAATGAATCTCTAGGTCTGGAAAACGAATCCCCAGTGAAGATATATAGAGTTGAAAACAACGAAGAATTTAATAAACTCGTGAAAACAGACAAAAATAAAACATCCCTTATGGAGAATAATGAATTTGTTACCGCTGATGAATTGAATCAATATTCCATCTTTCTTAAGAAGGAAATGGATTCGATGAAAAATGAGCTGACAACTATTAGACAACAAAGAAATTCTATTACTGAATCTAATAGCGATTATTCTAAATCTTTGGTTAGCCAACTTGAGAATAGAGTAGCTAAGTTAGAGAAATATTCAGAATATCTTGCTGAGAATTTAGATAACGCAATTAAATACGGAGAATATCTTGCTGAGAATTTAGATCAGAGCATTAATTACAGTAAGTATTTAGCTGAGAACTTAGATAAGAATATTTCTTATTCTAAATATCTTTCTGAAAACGTAGATAAAAACATTTCTTATTCTAAATATCTTGCTGAGAACGTAGATAAGTCAATCAGCTATACTGAGTATGTAGCAGAGAACGTAGATAGAAATATCGAATACTCTAAATACTTAGCTGAAAAATTAGACCACTCTATCCAATATTCTGAATATTTAGCTGAAAACGTTGATAACAACATCGCATACAGCGAGCATATTGCAGAAAATGTTAATAGCGGAATTGCTTATACCGAGTATGTAGCTGAAAAACTAAACGACGGTATTGAATACAGTGAGTATCTTGCTGAGAATTTGAGTAAAACTATTTCTTATACTGACTATTTAGCAGAAAATCTAAATAGAGGTTTAGATTACTCGGAGTACTTAGCTGAAAAAGTTAAAAGAGGTATTGATTACACAGAATACATCGCAGAAAGCATTAATGGCTCAGCATCTGGATTAGATATGGGTACATCTTCTGTTCCTCACGTAGGCAACTTAAGAGAAAATGTTGATGTTAGCTATCATGCAGGACTAAACGAGTCTGGATTTGCTGGAAGCTACGACAATCTTACTTCAAGAATAGATAATTTGATTGAATCGGTTAAAACACAAAAAACCGAGTCAAATATAAACGAGGCTGCTTCTAGATTTCAGTCTCAAGCCAATACACAAAAGGCTCAAACAGGTGTTCTAAATGAATCAATTAACGAAGGAGCAACAGGTCTTAAATTTATTGATGAAATGCCAGAGGAATACACTTCAATTTGGGAGTCTCTAAACGAAGGGCATAAGCAATCAATCATTGCTCAAAGCCACTTCTACAGATTAGATACTGCATACCAAATTAAGAATTTCTGGTCTACTCGTCAATTAGGAGCTAAAACTTTCGGAGTTCAAAAATTGGACGAGAACGAGAATCTAAATGAAAATAACGCTACGCAAGGCTACTCAAGTGATTATATGAATTACATAGCTTCAGCGTTAGAACAAAAATTTCAAAAAAGGTAAAAAAAATAGAAAACAATCATGAAACTGATTAACGAACAAGAAATCTATGATACCTGGTCTCCGATTATCGAGAGCAAAGCTGGTATCACAGAAGAAAGCAAAAAAGGTTGGTTGACTAAATACTGTCACTACCATTCATTAAACGAATCTGCTGGAGCTTATAACACTCTTGGTGTTGTAAACGGTATGGGTAACGTTGCCCCACCAGCATTCCCTGGTGCTACTATTGGTGGTACTTCATTCTCAACAGGCGCTAACGCTGGTTTCTACAACACAGCTTGGCAAGGATCTGGAGATAAATTCCCTTCACTTCTTCCATTGGCTATTCAGGTAGCTGCGAAGACTGTAGGTTTTGATATCGTTCCAGTTATTCCTATGTCTGGTCCTACTGGTATCTTGTCTTACTTAGACTACGTATACGCAGGTGGTAAAACTAACGCTGCTACTGCTGCTACATCTGGAGACAGTTTAGCAAAAGCTCCAGCTATGATTAAATTCCCAGTTTATCAAACTGCTTTAGGTACTGGTGTTACTGGTGCTACTGCAGGTACATTTACTGTTGGACAAAATTACGCTCTTACTAACGGTGGTACAATAAACTTATTGTTTGTTGGTCTATCAAGAATTGACGGTTTCCCTATATTCGAGATCAATCCTTCTACAGTTGGTGGTGTAACTGGTATAACTGATGGCTATAACGTAGCTGGTATCATCAACGGTACTCCTGCTCAAGTAGGTTCTAGCGGATTCTATACTGGTGCTACTTCAGTTAACTACTTAGCTCAGTTAGTTAAAGGTCTAGAAGATCACATCCAAGGTTTCTCCGGTGCTGGTTTCAATAACACCGACGCTTGGCAAGGTCCTTACGTAGATGGTACTAAGACTTACAACCCGATGTTAAGAGGTGTTGGTGAGTCTACTTACTACAACTCAATGGGTCTATCGACTTTCACTAAGTTCGTAGAAGCTGAAACTTTCCAAGTAGCTGCTTCTGTTACAACTGAGCAAATCCAAGACCTTAACAAACAATTCGGTATCGACGTTATCTCAATGATCGAGAACGCATTGGTTAATGAGGTATCTCAGTCTATTAACAAGCACATCCTTTCTAGAGCATTCGCTTTAGGTTGGTCTAACCACATCCAGTTCAACAATGTTGAAAACCAAAACTTGAACTTGAACTTGGTAATCGGTGGTGGTTCTGGTACTACATCAGCTTACGTTAAGAAAGACGATACTACTGGAACTATGGTTATCCCTGGTGGTCCTGCTTCAGGAGGTTACGAGAACTTGTCAACTTTACAAAGAAGACTATTCTCAAGAATCCTTGCAGCTGCAAACGTAGTAGCTAACAGAGGTCGTAGAGGTCCTGCTAACTTCATCGTTACTAACGCTGCAGTAGCAAGTGCACTTCAAGATATCTCTCAGTTCACTTTCGCTCCATTCTCTAACACGTTAACTCAAAATAACGGTACTTTATACCCTGTAGGTTCACTTGCTGGTATGACCGTTTACGTAGATCAGAACATGAGATACGACGATACACGTGTATGTATTGGTAGAAAAGGTGGTGACGATGAGCCAGGATTGAAATTCATGCCTTACATGATGGCTGAGTCAATTCAGACTATCTCTGAAGGTACAATGTCACCTAAAATCGCGGTTAAATCAAGATACGCTCTAGTTGAAGCTGGTTTCTTACCAGAGACTATGTACTTGACATTCTATGTTAACGTACCTGCTGGAGGTTTAGCTTAATCTTAACCACATAAGCACATATTAAAACCCTAGGCTCAGCCTAGGGTTTTTTTGTGTAGATGGGATATATAGAGAGTAGAAAAGTATTACACCATATGAAAAATATACCATCATTTAAAGAATTTAATCAGTATTCGGACTATATCGAAACAACTAACGAAAGCACGTTAAACGAGCTTAGAAATATAGAAGGTGCAGATCCTATACATTCGGTTAACGAGGGCCACGTAATGAACGCAGCCAAAAATTTTCTTTCCAAGTTTTTTCTAGGTCCTCTTTCTAGAGTAGGAGCTATAGATCAGGCTAGAAAAATAATTCTTGAATTGGAATTAGATCTTATAGAAAAAAGAAACGATTTTGAGCTTGAGATGGAAGAGATAGAGAATAAAATCGATGAGTTAATAAAGATAAACGATAAAGAAAAAATAGTTTCTTTAGAAAGAGAAAGAGAGCTAAAAGCTAAACAAATGGATGCTTATGTTAAAGCACAAAAACTTAAGCTTGAAAAATCAAAAGATGTTGCAAGAAAAATAGTAGACGGTAATGCTAGAAGAAAAGAATACTTAGAAGCTGGGTATGCTGAGGATGAAATAGCTATAGCTGAACTTGAATATAAGTTAGCTTCCCAGAGAATCGAAGATAAATCCGAACTTGGCGAATACGAAGCAAAAGTTAAGAAGGCTAAAGAAGAAGCAGATGCTAAGGCAGCTCAAATGAAAGATAATGCAGAAAAGGATGCAGGGAAGAATGCAGGAAAAACTGGATCTTCCGAAGATGAACCAGAGGACCTATCTTTAGATCCTCAGGAAGAGAAGAAAAAAGTTGCTGGTAGAAAATATAAGGATATTATAACCAGAAAAAATGAGCTAACAAAGGAGATTGCCGATCTTAGATCTGATTTGGAGAGGAAATTAAGTAAATTCAAATCGAGAGTTTCTGGAAATGCTGCTGCGGGTAAGAAGGAATCTAAATATGCTGAATCGATTAAGATTGAGTTATTAGAGATTTGTTCAGCTCTTGATTCGAAAATAAATCTTCTTACGACCCTTAGAAATCTAGGTAAAACCGAGAGGGAAATAGATAGAAAATTAGGTAAAGAATCAGAATTTACCCAACTAGCAGATAAGATCAATCAGAGTATCTTGGATGGTGAAGATGCAAATTCAGGGACAAAGAAAATTATTTCTGATTTATTTGGATCGTCCCAAGTTACCCCTCAATCTATAGAAGAGGCTATGAGAAAAATAACCGAAAATTAATTCTCTTAATATGACATTACTTAAATTTAAAGATTGGGATAACCTGAACGAAGCTAATGTTTTTGATAAAATCAAAACATGGTTTAGCACTAATTTTGGTGGAGTTCTTTCAAGGATCGAGGATCTTTTAAGCGAATATAGATCGGCAGAAACTGATTACGTAGATGAATGGGGGAAGATTGTCGAAGAAATTGACAAACTGGAACTTCAGAGAGCTCAAACTAAATCCGATCCTGCGGAGGTTAAAAAAATAGACCGATACATTCAAAGAAATCGTCAGTTAATTGAGGATATGAAAAAAGCTCATGTTAAAAAGATAGATCACTTGATGGTGAAGGTCAAAAAAGAAATAGCAGATAGCAGAAAGCTTCAAAGCTATTGGGAAGTTAATAAAACAAGGATTGACGCCGAGGTTGCTGATGATATGCTAAAAAGATCTAAACAGCTGGCTAATGTCGATCTTTCTGGATCTCTTTATTCTAAATACAAAGAAGCTGTTATGAAAGCTAGAGAGAAGGATCTCGAATTTAAAGAAAAATACGGGGATCTTTTGGCTGGACAGAAAAAACCACAAGCTACTCCGTCTTCTAAGACGAGCAAGAGTGGTTTCAGTGAAGCTGCATTGGATCTTTACATTTCAATGTCTCTAAGTGATTTTACTAAGGAAGTGGAGGATTTAGATTCAAAGGAAAAGAAAGAGGTAACTTCATACCTTCTTAAACAAAGGAATGATCTGTATGTCCAGATGGAAATGGAGAAAGAATCAGCTAATTTAATGTTTACCAATGATGAGATCAAAAGAGATGAACTAGGTAAAATGCTTAAGGAAATCAGAGAAAAATATATGGATCAAATTAGAGATCTTAGATCAAAAATAACTATATCTAGGAAAAATGCTTAGTTTTTATGATTTCATGAACGAGGACGATAGCGAAAAAACTAAAGTTCAACAGATAAAGTTAGATCTTGCTAAAAAGTTTGATGCAATAGGGATTGCTAAAAATGAAAAAAAGCCAGACGATATCAATTCAGAGATTAAGAGTATAGATAAGCAAGCAGCTCTTTATTTGGAGATTTCCAACATGATGAAATTATTATCTGCGGAAATTAAGAAAGCTGGTACCACTAAAAAATCAACCAATATATACTAAAAGAATATATGAAAAATCCTTATTTAAATAATCTAGTAGCTAGCAGAATATTCGAAGGTCACTATACAAAACTATTCGAAAATGAGAAAGTTGATTCTCTAGCAAGCAAGCTAGCTGACAATGCTCTTAATGTTTTTAAGGTATTAACTTTCGATCTTGCTCCTAAAAGGGATAGAAACCCTGATGTTATTAGGGTTAAGTTATCAGATATTGCTAATTCGGATAGCGTTAAACAAATGACTGCTAAGCTACTTGATTATGCCGACGATAATGAATTGGTTAATGCTAAATACGCTGAATCTAAAAGACTCTATCTTGAGTGTTTAAAAAAGCTATGTGATGCTTTAGAAAGAATAGCGGAGATAAGCAAGGAAAAAGGAGAGACGATTATTAAAGGATTTAAGCTATCCCCTACCAAATTACAGAACATCATAGATAATATAGCAAAACAAGCAGAGGAAGAAACTAAGCTTAAAGCTGCTAATGAATCTGATCTATATGATTACTATGAGGATATTAACGAATCTATTTTAGTTGGGTACAGAGGCAGAATAGAAAAAATCAAGAAGCTATTAACCAACCTTATTACTTCCGCTGAAGGAAAGGACCAGAAAAATGGATACGGAAGGGACTGGAAAAGAACTTTTATAGACCTTGACGAGAAAAGAAAAGTATTAGATATAACTAGATCGGGATTCGGTGAAAAGGACAAGAAAACTCTAGATGACCTAGAAAAGCAGGTAACTAAATACCAAACGGAATTTAATGATGCCCTTTTGCAGGCTGCTAATAGATCTCTACAATCACTAGAAGACGACGAGGAGGTTTATAAACTCTATTCCGATGTAACTGAGCTTGCAACCGAGGCTTTGGATCTACTTACTAGAGCAAAATCCCAGTATGAAATAGCATACAAAGAAATCTTAGATCAGCACGAAGTTGAGGAGAGCACATTCCTTAAATCTCTATTCCCACTAAAAAGAGGAGACAAAGATACTAATCCTAAAATAAAAGGAAGCAATTTGATATATTCCATTCAACTTGCTTTATGTCACGGTATCCCATCTGCTGATAAGCTTATTAAATCTAAAAAAGGACCTAATGGTATTTATGGACCGGCAACTACTGCTGTGGTAGCCAGTCTTCAAAAATTATCGGGGAATAAAAATACAAACGGTCAGCTTGACAAGGCTCTTCTAGATTCAATTTTAGCCTCTGATTGGGTTCAAGTAAAAGACAAGAAAGCGATCGAGAGTGCTTTAGAAATAATTAGATCAAAGACCAACGAGTCCGAATTCTATGGGTATCAGGATAACGTGATGAGCATGGATTATTTTCTATCGATTAATGAAAGCAAGATCGTTATAAACAATTCAGAATTTGAGAAGGAGCTTACTTCTCAATATAAAACGGCTTCCGCTGCTCCTAGCACGGAGGGATCTTCTAAAGGGTCTTCATCTTCTAAAAAAAATGCTGGCTCTAGTGTTAAGGAATTAGCTAAAAAACTTAGAACCGTTTATGGTATGAAAATAGAATCTGACGATTTTGTTAAGACCGACGGGACACTGAAATCATCATATACCCCCGGGTTTGTAAGTGCATGGACAAAAGCAATAGATAAAGTAGGGGAATCTGCTAAAGAATACGGATACTTCTTTTATGATGGCGGACTATATCCTATTAAAAGTAAATACTCTTCTCTGAAAAGACCAAGCAATTGGGAAAAATGGTCTGTTGTCAGACAAGCAAAATCATTTAATTCTGAGGATGCCTCGGACTTTCTATCTGATTATATGAAATCATGGAAAAGTTTTGGTAAGGTTAAAGGGGAGGAAAGATACCAGGCAATCAAATCTATTATCAAAAAGAGAGGGGATTCCGATTTAGCAACAGCATATGAATTGATGGACTCTTCAATTCTAAATAAAAGCATACCCTATATTGACTTTGATGATCTAAAAGGAAATATCACCAAGGCATTTAATATAGCCCTACAGAAGGGAGAAAAATCCCCAGATCTAGGAGCTGAAGATTTTTGTGCAGTCAACGATTTCCTTATTATGATTTCTAGTGCAGTTTCTTTCGATGGCAAGAAATTTATAAGCTGTGTTAAATGGATACATGACCATGTTCTGGGAGAGGTTACAGCTAAGAGAATAGCTAATGATTCTATTATATTCCTTAAGACTGGAGGTTTCTCCGGTGTAGACGAGATTCTTTCCTATAATAGTACAGGTATAATTCTTAGAGACGTAACCACCAAATCTGGAATAAAATCTTTAATCGACAGAGTAAGAAAATTAATTCTAAAGGATCCTACTAAGGACTTACCCGGATTTAAGTATCTTATAGACATGGATGATGACGACGATCTAGGAAAAAGTACTCTTTCTTTGAATTGTAAATACATTGCGTGTGAGATTTATCCAATAGTAAATTCTCACGTAAAAAGGATGAATGCAAATTCCTTCGAAAAAGTTCCGCAGTCTAAATTCGGCAAGTGCGTAGATATTAGCTAATTTTTTAGTCCCGTTTATCTTTATTATATTTGCTGTATGAAATCTATAGTGGTTTCTGCAATATAATTTTTATGATTTATGTATTTGAGGGTGCTAGAAATAGTGGTAAAACCTATTTAAGCAATTACGTATCTAAAAAATATAACATCCAGCGTTTTCAATTTAACTTTGGGGGTTACTTTAATCTTCTTGGATTAAAAAGTAGTGACAATAGGGAAGCTCATTCGTTTTCTATGGGAAAGGAATTAATGCTTCTTCAATTAGCTAGAGAGTTTTCTTTTGAATTTCCCGACTTTATTCACGATAGAGGGATAGTCACAGTGTTAGCCTGGGGATTATATGAGAATAGGATCACTAAGGACGATCTCATAAACCAGATTGACTACATCGAAAAAAATAATCTTCTGGACGGAATTTATATAATTAGGATTAAGGGTAAAAACCCGAATCGTGCAGATAGAGATAAAGATCAATGGGACTTTGCCGATTCAGATAACGGCGAATCTGAATGCTTTGAAATGGTTTTTAGTGAATTAGAAAAAAGAAAGATATTCAAGGTTTTTACCGTCAATAACACATTTGATTCGGATGGACTAAGAGAGATTGATAACCTATTTAATTTTATAAATACAACAGAATAAAATGTGTGGAATAATTTTAACTACAGGGGCAAGTAAAACCCCAGAAATACTTGACTCGATAAAGCACAGAGGAATAGAAAGAAGTGAAGTAGATTTTAACGGGGTAACCCTTTGTCATCATCGATTACCAATACAGACTTCAGATGGTGATGAATGGAGTCAACCAATTGAGATATCCGATGGAATATACCTCATGTTCAATGGTGAGATATTTAATTATGATCGGGATAGATTTGGATCAGACACTGAGTACTTAATAAATCTATTCTCTCCATATAAAGGTGCATCCAATCTGGAATTTTTCTGTGCAATGTACATTCCACATATAGTTAAATGGGATGGATTTTGGGCCATAGTAATATATGACGTTAAAACCGGAGATGTTATTTACTTCACGGATCCTCTGGGTAAAAAGTCTCTATATCGTAACGAGTTAGGAGAGATCTGCTCGGAGATAAAGGGATTGTACACACAAAATTCTAATATAGATGAATCGTATATTAGCTCAGTAAGAAAATGGGGATATAATAAGGACGAAAGAACACCCTATACTAATATCAAAAGGGTTCTTCCTAATAACATTTATATGCACAATATAAGCTCACCTTTATTCAGTAAAGTTTATAACGGGTACTATAGAATATGGGAAACCCCAATTCCGGAGCTAAAAGAAGCCTCATACGAGGATCACATGGAATGGCTATGGGACAAAATGGTCGAGAGTGTAGAGAACAGATTGGTTTCTAAAGATTACCCGATATCTTTACTTGTATCGGGTGGACTGGATTCTGCAATAATAGCTGGACTTCTCAAAGGAATGGATGCTGATGTTAAATGGTTTAGTATAGAGAATGGAGAAACCCAGTTTGTTAGTGATTTAGAAGCTCATTTAGACGTTAAAACTAATTTTCTAGACTATTCTATGGATAGCGAAAAAAACGCTCTTATATACGCTAAATGGAACGAAAGCCCAATCGATCTGGGATCTGTAATACCCCAGTATCATCTTTTCGAGGCTATTAGAAAAAATAGCGACTATAGGATAGTTCTTAGCGGGGATGGATCAGATGAACTATTTGGCGGATATTCAAGAATTCATGAATACGACTCACAGAAATCTGACATATTCGAGGAACTTACTTTCTACCACCTTCCTAGACTCGACAAGATGTCAATGGCCCACACACTGGAGCTTAGAAACCCTTTTCTTAATCTGGATATAGTTAGATTCGCCATGCACCTTCCTTTAGAATGGAGAACCGATAAAAAAATCCTAAAAGACACGTTTGGTCCTATGCTTCCTGATAGTATAGTCAACAGAAAAAAAGAGGCTCTTAAAAATCCAGAGATAAAACAGGATAGAATAGCATATAGATATAAAGCGATAGAATTATTTCTCTCAATAGCTTAGATTAAAATAGAAATCTTAGTTGGATATATACTAGAAATAAAATTCCGAAATGACTAAAATAGTTAAGCTAGATGAATTTGAACACGTAAACGAGGAGTTATCGATGAGTGAAATACTATTCGGTAAAGTTCTTCCTTTTATGGGTGAGGGATTTATTAAAACACTAAAGCAGAAGATAGCTGCTATCCTAATGGAGAAAATAGGGATTTTGGAAGATTCTAAATTTTCTATTATCATACAGGAGCTTGTTGATGCAATTCCAGTAAAAGATATACCTGGATTAATGACAGGGGAAAAGGCT